TACCAAGCATAAAATTGCTCTTACCAAGATTTGCACAAGATTAAACGCAAAAAAATAAACCCATAAATTGTCTTGATTTCTAAGGATATCCAAGCATTCATGACATTGAATTCAAATAAGGCTTATAGTGGAACTTATAAGATTAAAAAACTTTATTAACGGAAGAGTTTTAGATGCGGTATGGGATAATGAGGAATATATCGCATTTATAGAACATTCGGAATTTTATATTTATAATCTTGTAGTACATAAAAAAAAGCGCGGTATGGGATATGGTAGAAGGATAGTAAATTCTATCTGTAAAAATAAAACACCTATAGGAATAAAGAAATCTGCAAAAGGTTTTTGGTGTAAGATGGGTTATAAAAAATTGGAAAAAATGATTAAATAACATACTGTAAAACAGCAATATATTTGCCTAGGCAAAATCGTGTTAGACATATTGGGCAAAATTTGACAATATTACAGATAAGATGACCAGAAGATTACACGATACTTCACAAAAATAAAAAAAGGTACTCCCCAGCTCATAGAAAATGCGGGTGGGGAAACCGCAGTATTTGCCTAGCGACAGAAATTTTCACTTACTTGACTTTACTTGACCATTTTCATGTTTACACTAGGAAAACAGCCAGTTCCAGAGTCAAGTAAATGGTCAAGTGACCAGATTTACTTGACTAAAAATCCAGTACTTACTTTACTTGACTAATTTGCCGGTTTTATGGCAACAGCCATTACTTTTTCCAACCAAAACATAAACCATAATGACAAACCTACTTACCATTGAAAATTGGCAGGTTGACAAACTTGTGCCTTACGCAAGGAATCCCCGCAAAAATGATGACGTGGTAGATAGGATGTGCGGTGCGATACGTGAGTTTGGTTTCAGGATTCCGATTGTCGCAAAAAGCGATGGTACGGTAGTTGATGGTCATTTGCGGTTAAAGGCGGCGCTAAAACTTGGCTTTACAACAGTTCCGGTAGTGCTGGCCGATGATTTAACCGACGCGCAAATAAAGGCTTTTCGGTTACTTGCCAATCAGTCCGCTAATTGGGCAGAATGGGACGAGGAACTTTTAAAACTAGAACTTGAAGATTTACAGCATTTAGATTTTGACCTTGATTTAACCGGCTTTGACCTTTCTGAGATTGAACGCCTGCTTGAGATAGAAGCGCAAGATGGACTTACCGATGATGACGCGGCACCTGCTGTAAATGAAGAATCTGAGCCAATTACAAAAACAGGTGACGTCTGGATCATGGGCGAGCACCGCTTAATATGCGGTGATTCAACATTACCGGAAACACTGGAACGTTTACTTTCCGGCTCGCTGGTGGATATGGTTTTTACCGACCCGCCTTATAACGTTAATTACGGCGAGACAATGAAAGATTCCCTGCGCGGTAAAAACGGTAATAAGAATTATGCCGGTAGCAAACCTGGCCGCAAAATTATGAACGATAATCTTGGCGATGAATTTTATGGTTTTTTACTTAAGGCCTGCCAGGGATTTATAAAGGTTTGCAAAGGCGCGATATACATTTGTATGTCATCCTCCGAATTGCATAGCTTGCATAAAGCATTTTTAGAATCCGGCGGCCACTGGTCTACCTTTATCATCTGGTCAAAGAATCATTTTACTATGGGTAAAGCAGATTACCAGCGTCAGTATGAACCGATATTATATGGCTGGCCGGAAGGCTCAAAACATTACTGGTGCGGCGACAGAAATCAAAGTGATGTGTGGCCACTAAAACGCCCACAAATAAATGACCTGCACCCTACAATGAAACCGGTAGAGTTAGTGCAGCGGGCAATTGAAAACAGTAGTAAAAGTCGGGGTATTATTTTAGATCCTTTTGGCGGCTCAGGTTCCACACTTATTGCCTGTGAAAAAACAGGCCGGTCAGCAAGACTAGTAGAACTTGATCCTAAATATTGCGATGTGATTGTAAAAAGATGGCAGGAATATTCAGGGAAAGAAGCGGTGCTGGAAAATGCTGCACCTCAATCTTAAAATGTTCTATAAATTGTTAATGTTGCCTCTGTAAGCGATTTAATGCTTTCAGCCAGTGGAGCTATTTCCATCAAGTAACTGATGGCGATATTTATTTCACCATCGTCAGCATTCTTATCGGCCTCGACAGAAGCAAGCATAGCTTTATTCATAAGCTGAAAAATGGTTTTTACCTGAGCGGTGATAATTTGATCTCTGGTTGCCATATTAGTCATATTAGCTCCTATTTTTAAAATTATTCTGTCCTTCAATATATGCTTGTTCCAGTGCACTTTTGATGCCCCATACGGAAACTTCGTAAAAATCAAGACGATCGCTTTTACGTTCTTTGAGCGTTTCTACATTAAGATGCTTCTGGGCTATTTTTGTTAATATCTGTTCAAGATTTTTATCCATTTTTAGTGTCCTCATTTAAAACAGTTCATTGGTACATGATACCTTGGAAGAGCCACTTAATCCAGTCAATTACAGAAGAAATAGCATAATAATATCAATAGGTTGCAATGAAGAGGGAATCTTTAAAAGTGCTGGATATTTTCTCTGGCATTGGCGGATTTTCTTTGGGTTTAGAACGCGCAAAAATGGAGACAGTAGCGTTCTGTGAAATTGAACCATACTGCCAAAGCATCCTAAAAAAGCATTGGCCGAACAGCAGGATATTTAGCGATATAAAGATTCTAAATAAAGAACTGCTGCAAGAATCGGGCGTTGCTGAAATCGATATAATAGCAGGCGGTTTTCCCTGTCAGGATATTTCTTGCGCAGGGAAACAACGTGGCATTGACGGTAGTCGCTCTGGATTATGGAAGGAATTCAAAAGGCTTATAGATGAACTTAAACCCAAATATGCAATCATTGAAAATGTTGCCAATCTTCGCAGTCGAGGGCTTGTTACCGTCCTTCAAGATCTCTGGCAGATCGGGTATGATGTGCAGTGGCATTGTATTCCCGCTTCCGCCATTGGCGCTCCTCACAGAAGGGATAGGATATGGATTATTGCCTACCCCGACAGCAAGGGCAACAACAGACTGCCCTGCGGAGAGAAGAAGGCATACGCCATGTCTGGAAACAGCCGTAATAGTGAAAAATTTTCCGACACCAACAGCGCACGATGCGATTGTTACCAAGGCACGCCCGGCAGAAAAAATGGTGAGAAAGGATGGCAGGAATGTCCTGCGGACTCCGTCACTGGCAGAAACACTATTGCAGGAGAAGAATTTTCCATACACGAAACAGGATTTGGAAAAGAAACAAAAACAGAAGAATTACACGAAGGCAAAACAATTCTGGCCAACACCAACTGCACAAGGCAGATGGTCATCCGAGGGACAGATAGAGAATTTACGCAAGAAAGTGGATGCGGGGGAATTAACAGTAGCGGATGCCGAAGCAATGATAGAGGGCAGCATAAATCCTGCCCGAATGCAGAAATGGCCGACACCAACTGCGCGATATTACAAGGATACCGGCGATTTGAAGAAACTCGCCAAATACTATCACAAGAAGCGGTTGGCCTGCTGCGTAGCACAGTTGGAGTTATGGAGTGGGGAATCGAGCCTAACATCCCAAGACTCAAAGACGGAAGATTAAATCCCGATTGGGTGGAGTGGCTGATGGGTTTTCCCGAAGGCTGGAGTGAGGGAGGCTCCAGAAAACAAAGGCTGGTTGCCCTTGGAAATGCGGTAGTGCCGCAAATACCCGAACTGACCGGAGTTGGAGTTATGGAGCATTATCGCAATAGTCGTGATGATTTTAAAATATGGAATTGATTTCACAAGCCGAATGGGCAAAAAACCATGGCTTTTCCAAGCAGTATGCCGGTCAGCTAGTAAAGAATGGAACTATCCGATTATTTAATGGAAAAGTTAACCCTAAACAAGCCGACTCTGCAATAGCAGCAATTCGGAATCCAGCGCATGAAGAAAAGCGTGCCGGTTCTAATAGTGGCGGTCATGGTGAAGGTGGTGATCTTTCCACTTTGCTTCTTAAAACCCGTATTAAAAACGAAGTAGAAAAAGGTAAACTACTTGAAACAAGGGTGAAGACTGAAACTCGGGAACTGGTAAGTGCCGAATCTGTAAGGGAAGCTGCTTTCAATAAAGGAAGGATAATAAGGGATGGGATGCTTAATATCCCTGATCGTGTTTCTTCATTAATTGCGTCAGTTGGAAGTGATGAGCGTAAAATCCACGAAATCCTGGCAAAAGAAATCCGCCTTGTTTTAGAAGAACTGAGCAGAGATGGATAATGGAAACCTTATATATAGTCGAAGCATTAATGCCGGGCTACGGCCTGATCCATTTTTGCTGGTTTCTCAGTGGGCAGATGAATACAGGATATTATCGCAGACCGCATCGGCGGAGCCTGGAAGATTCCGCACTTCGCGCACGCCATATTTAAAAGAAATAATGGATTGCCTCTCCCCTACCTCCCCTACTGAAGAGGTGGTCTTTATGAAAGGGGCACAAATTGGAGGAACCGAATGCGGTAATAACTGGATCGGCTATGTAATTGACCAGGCGCCAGGGCCAATGCTGGTAGTGCAGCCAACTGTTGAGATGGCCAAACGCTGGAGTAAAGGCAGGCTCGCTCCTCTGATTGAAGATACACCGACACTACGTGATAAGGTAAAAGACCCGCGTTCCCGTGATTCGGGCAATACCGTACAGAGTAAAGAATTTGCCGGAGGCATTGTTGTTATAACGGGCGCTAACAGCGCGGTTGGCTTGCGCTCTATGCCTGTGCGTTATTTATTTCTCGATGAGATAGATGCGTATCCGCTGGATGTAAATGGTGAAGGTGATCCGATATCACTGGCAATACGCCGTACCAGTACGTTTACCAGACGCAAAATTCTAAAGGTTTCTACGCCTACCATTTCAGGCATAAGCCGTATTGACCGTGACTTTGAAAATTCAGACAAAAGATATTTCTGGGTACCATGCCCGGAGTGTAATGAGTATCAGGTACTAAAATGGTCGCAAATAAGATTTGAAAATAATGATCCGGCTATTGCGCAGTATATTTGTGAGCATTGCGGGGCTGGCATCAAAAACCATCAGAAAACCTGGATGCTGGAACGTGGGCAGTGGCGGGCATTAAATCCTGACGTCAAAAAAGTCGCCGGATTTCATCTATCCAGCCTTTACAGTCCGGTGGGTTGGTTTAGCTGGAATGATGCAGTGGCAAGATTTCTTGTAGCAAAAGACAATGAAGAATTACTAAAAGTATGGGTCAATACTGTGCTTGGCGAAACCTGGGTAGATAAAGGCGAAGCACCCGATTGGGAAAGGCTGTTTGAAAGGGCTGAGGATTATAAAATCGGCCTAATACCTGAAGCCGGATTATTCCTGACTGCTGGTGCCGATATCCAGAAAGACCGTATTGAAGTTGAAATTATTGCATGGGGTAAAGACCGGCAAAGCTGGTCCATAGAATATAAGGTATTTTATGGCGACCCAGCACGCCAGGAGGTATGGGAACAATTATCAGAATTATTGCAAGCAAGCTTTGAGCATGCCTCTGGTATTTCCCTGCCAATATTAATGATGGCGGTTGACTCCGGTTATGCTACGCAGGAAGTTTACCAGTGGGTGCGTAAAGCTCCGTCTGCACGGGTTATAGCAGTAAAAGGGGTTGAGCGGGCTATTGTTCCGCTTGGCAGCCCTAACAGGGTGGATTTAAGCACTAAAGGCAAACGCTTGCGCAGAGGTGCAAAAGTCTGGCCGGTTGGAGTTTCAATACTAAAATCTGAATTTTACCACTGGCTTAAACTATATCGTGATGAGGATGGAGTATTTCCAAGTGGTTACTGCCATTTCCCTAAATACGATCCTGAATATTTTAAGCAGGTAACGGCAGAACAGCTTGTTACCCGTATGGTTAAAGGCTACCCCAAACGTGAGTGGCAGAAAATCAGGGAGCGTAACGAAGCATTAGATTGCAGAGTTTACGCACGCGCCGCCGCTATTGCACTTGGCGTGGAACAGTGGTCGGAGAATAAATGGCAGAAGATTATAAATTCCTTTGCAGGCAGCAAAAGCGCAGATACCACCGTTCCGGTAGAGCAAAAAAATAAATCTTTGGCCATAAAAACACGTAAGCGATCTTCGCGCAGCAATTTTATGTCGAGGTAACGTATGGCCTATACAGAAACAGATTTACAGGCAGTAGATGATGCAATCACCAAACTGCAAAATGGTGAGCGTGTTGTGCAGGTAGCACATGATGGCCATGTGGTAAGATATGCAGAAGTGCAGCTTAATGACCTGATAACACTTCGTAACCAGATTAAAGCTGGGATTAAACTTCCTGGTCAGAGACATAAAGGCCGGATACAGATTATTTCTAGTAAAGGTGTTTAGCTGATGGGATTCTTTACAAAAAACAAGAAGCCTTCCGGTAATAAACGTCGCTTTTTTGTAATGAACAATTGGGATGCCGCAGGGCAAGGAAAGCGTCTTAAAAACTGGCAGGCCAGCAGTGATTCTATAAATAGCCTGTTGCTTGGATCACTTGATATCTTGCGCAGGCGCTCACGTAAAATTGTGCTGAACAGCCCTGTGGCTTATAGCGCAGTAGATTCAATCGTGTCCAACTGCGTTGGCACTGGCATAAAACCACAATCAAAAGCCCATGATTCTGCCTTTAAAGAAGAAGTGCAGGATTTGTGGTGTGAGTGGAAAGATGAAGCAGATTTTTATGGTGTTAACGATTTTTATGGATTGCAGGCTTTAATATGTACATCGGTTTTAGAAGGCGGCGAATGCTTTGTAAGATTCAGAATCAGCAAACCGGATGGGAGCTTGAGCGTTCCACTGCAACTGCAGGCACTGGAGGCGGAGCATTTAGACGCTTCAAGGAACGAAGCTTTATCAAATGGGGGCGTAATAAAATCAGGGATTGAGTTTAATAAACAAGGCCAGCGTGTTGCCTATTATCTTTTTACCCAGCACCCAGGAGAACAGAATCTTACCGGCAGTTTTGAATCAATACGCACTCCGGCTTCTGAAGTATTGCACATTTATAAGCCATTGCGCATTGGACAAATTCGAGGTGTGCCTTGGTTAAGTCGGATACTTCTAAAGCTTTATGAGCTTGACCAGTATGATGATGCCGAGCTGGTTCGTAAGAAAACCTCTGCATTATTTACAGCTTTCATTACACGCCTTGATCCTGAAGCAAATATTATGGGCGAAGGTGATGCTGATGAGAATGGTATTTCGCTGGCAGAATTAGAACCTGGCACAGTGCAATTGCTAGAGCCTGGTGAAGATATTAAATTTTCTGAACCATCCGATGTTGGAGCAAGCTACGAAGGATTCATGCGCCAGCAGCTACGTTTTGTGGCTATGGGTATGGGCATAAGCTATGAGCAGCTCACTGGTGATTTAACTCAGGTAAACTTTTCTTCCATACGCGCCGGGCTTATAGAATTCCGGCGTAAATGTGAAATGCTACAGCGGCACATAATGATTCACCAATTGTGTCGGCCTGTATGGAATAAATGGCTGCAACTGGCTGTTTTATCCGGTGCCCTGGAAATACCTAAAAATGATAAAAAATACCGCGCGGTAAAATGGGTGCCGCAGGGCTGGGAGTGGGTTGACCCACTCAAAGACTTGAAAGCGCAACAGCTTGCAGTAAGGAGTGGATTTCGGAGCCGGTCGGAAGTTGTATCACGTATGGGTGGTGATTCCGAAGAAGTTGACCGTGAAATTGCCGCCGATAATACCAGAGCTGACGGATTTGACCTTGGCTATGATTCTGATTCAAGAGAGCAAGCAGCCGATATAAAAGATACCAACCAAGAGTAAAATCAATGGATAAATCACAACCTTTATATGGCCTGATAACGGGCCGACCTATGATGCTGGAGCGAAAAGCCTTTGACTATCTGGTATCAAACAGCAAAGAAGCTATTGCCGATTTAAAAGCTATGGATTTTGGGCGCAGTAATAAAGGCAAATCATTTTCAGTAATAAATGGAGTTGCCGTTATTCCTGTGCATGGCCCGTTAAGTAAAAGGTCAGGAATATTTGATGCTTACTTTGGTTTTACCAGTTACGAGCTGCTTTCAGAATCAATGCAGGAAGCGTTGGATGATAGCGATGTAAGCGCCATACTGCTTGATATTGACAGTCCTGGTGGCGAAGTCGCCGGCCTGTTTGATCTGTGTGACCAAATATACGCGGCCAGAAGAATAAAACCTGTATGGGCTTGCGCTAATGAGGAGGCGTACTCCGCAGCCTACGCAATTGCATCTTCCGCAGAAAAACTATTTGTTACCCGCACAGGCGGTGTGGGCAGTATTGGTGTTATTGCCTCAAGCGTTGACCAATCCATCTTCGACCAAAAACTAGGTGTGAAGGTTACGACTGTTTTTGCAGGAGCAAGAAAAAATGATTTCAATCCGCACGAACCGGTAACATCCGAAGCAGTAAGCGTACTTCAAACAGAAGTAAATCGTCTTTACGACATGTTCGTAAAGCTGGTTGCCCGTAATCGGAAGCTGGCCGCTAGTGATATCAGAAATACAGAGGCTGGCGTTTTCTTTGGCCCTGATGGTGTAAGCAACGGCCTTGCTGATGACATCATCACCATGCCACTGGTGCTTGACCTGATGAGAAAAGAACTTCAACCTAAAAAAGCGAGTAAAACCATGACTAATCCCAAAGCAGAAATACAAAATCCTACAACCGAAGCTACTGTGGATGCGCTACCCAAAGGTCAAGTACAGCCACAAAATGCAGACATGGCAGCAATTCTAAAGGAAGCTGAATCCCGTGGACGTGAATCATATCGCGCAGAGGTAATGGAGCTTGGGAAAACCTGCACTATGGCTGATATGCCAGAAAAGCTGGCCAGTTTTGTGGAGCGTAATATTGGTGTGCAGGCCGCAAAAGATGA